CGCCAAGCCACTTTATCGTAGGATGGTTACAGAACTCTGCCTCGTCTACAAAATAGCCTGTATCGGCCTCGTAGCGTATTCTGGCAAACTTCTCTTGTTCAACACCCCACTCCATTGCAGCACTTGTGAAGCTATCAGCAACGCTATTAGTTATACGTTCAGCGATAATCTGCATCCTGTACTTCTCACGAGTAACAGCTTCTCCTGATTTACCCTTTGCTAATACATCGCTCATCCTAGACGCTGTGACATGGCCTAGCCGTTGTGCAAACCATTCTGGTGACCCCTGAGCTATCATTTTAGAAAGTACCTCCCAATGACCTTGCCGCTATCGAGCCAGACATTCTCAGTGTGTATGTTATAGCCCATGCAGCGCAAATCATAAACTCTAGCTGACAGTCTCATACATTGGGCCTCTTTCATTGCATCCAGAGATGTTAAGCGCCGCTTCTTCTTTAGTTGCCCTAGTAGCCAAAAATTTTGTGATGATGGACTCATGCTAATTCTCCTTTGCGTTTGTTTTTACTTGTAGCTAGACGGATCGTTGCTTCTGGATTGCTCTTAAACGTATCAGCAGCCGGGAAGTAATTGGTCTTTAGCTCTTCTATTGTTTGACTAGACTCAATCAAACTAATAGCTTTCAGCAGTTCTTCTTCTACTTCAGCTTCATCTACTTCAACTAATGGTAAATCTTCACCAGCGTAGATATATAAGCCGATGCCATGCAGTGCAATAGCTTTGGCTAGGCATCTCTGCATTGCCGTATTTACATCCATTGCAGTAGGATTTTTAATTGCCTTGTTTTGGTAGTCTAAGACAGGTAGCTGTGCAGTCATGGTCTTGCCGAATGCTGTGACACTGCAAAAGACCATCATCGTCTCGCCAAACATCTTTGGCTCTCCATACTTCCAATTTGCTGACGGATCATCTTCCAGCAGATAGTGAACAGCCCATGCCCAAGAGAGGTATGTTAATTTTCCTTTCTTCTCAGTATGTTCGTTTACATTGATTTGCCGGAGGTCGCTGTAGAGTAACTTAGTCATATCATATTCCTTTCATATATGGCAAAATGCCACTTGTATTATAACTGAGATTACGAACTATGATAGAACTAAATTTACCTTATCCACCAAGCGTAAATACTTATTGGGGATTTAAAGGCTCACGGCGCTTCCTGACAAAGAAAGCCAATGATTTTAAATTGATTGTAAATCTTGCCAGCAAACGCGCTAGGTTCGGTGCTGATAAAGTAGGCATTGAAGTTGTACTTCACGCGCCAGACCGCAGACGCAGAGACTTAGATAATTCCACCAAAAGTTTGGGTGATGCCCTACAGCAAGCGGGGGTATTCGATGATGATTCTCAAATAGATGAATGGAAGATATCTCGCGGTAGCGTTATTAAGGGTGGCTGTTGCGTAGTACGAATTAGGTCTTTACAAGAGTAAAAATCTGATCTATGCTTCTTACATCGGTTTCGCAATCCGATAGCCAACGAGGTATCAAATGCAAATAATCACCAGTATCTTTTATGATGGGAAAAGGGCGAAACGCCTATGCCTCGTTACGGCTATTGCCCGTTGGGTTGCTCCCAGCTCCCATCGCAAAGGGTATTAAAATGATTAAATATTGTGCAAAGTGTCAGGTTGAAACAGAGCGAAAAGCGCGTGGTCAGTGCAAACCTTGTGCTAAGGCAACACAAAAAGCATGGCACAAATCCAACACAGAACTAAACAAGGCAACCAAAGCGGCGTGGCGAGCCGCCAACACAGATCGAGTCAAGGCAAGCACCTCTGCATGGTATAAATCCAACTCTGAGAAAGCTAAGGCTTGTGCCGCTGCATGGTATAAAACCAACTCAGAACTATCAAAAGCACGTGCCGCTGCACGGTATAAAGCCAACCCCGAGCGATCTAAGGCAAGCACCGCTGCATGGTTTAAAGCCAACCCCGAATCCTGCCGCATCTATGCTCACAACCGCAGAGACGCAAAACTTTCTGGCGGCGGTAAATTATCTAAAGGATTATCAGAAAAACTATTTAAACTACAAAGAGGCTTGTGTCCATGTTGCAATCAATCACTAGGAAATGACTATCACCTAGATCACATTATGCCGCTCAAAAAGGGTGGAGCTAATGAAGATTGGAATATCCAGCTTTTACGTCAGCAATGCAACAACCAGAAACACTCCAAAGACCCTATAGACTTCATGCGGTCACGTGGTTTTTTAATTTAATAGGAGTGCTGATATGGCAAGAATTCGTACTATAAAACCAGAATTTTGGACTGACGAGAAAATTGTAGAGCTAAGTCCATTCTCAAGGTTGCTTTTTATTGGCCTGTGGAATTTTGCAGATGATGAAGGCAGAATGGTTTTTTCGCTTGGCAGAATTAAGATGCAAATCTTCCCCGGAGATAATCTGGACATATCGGAGTTATTCGGAGAGATTCGGGGTAAATTGGTGGAGATTTATACCATTGATAATATAGAGTATTTGCAGATTACTGGATTTTCAAGGCATCAAAAGATAGATAAAAGAATGTCCTCTAAATACCCTGCTCCTCCAATTCCCTCCGATTCCCTCCGATTTACCCCGACTTACCCCGATTCCCCCCGACGGAATGGAAGGGATCAAGGAATGGAATGTATCAAGGAAAGGAATGGAATGGATCAAGGAGTAACTCCGAGTCTAAAATCCGACTCGGATAATTTGGTTAACCCAAGTGAAACCAAAAATAAACCAATCGCTTTAGTAAAAGTAATTATCCCCCCCATTCAGATTCCTAATTGGATTCCTGTGGACGCATGGAATGACTTTGTAGACTCTAGGAAGAAACTTAGGAAGCCTCTGACTCAAGGTGCTATAAAACTGGCTATCTCTACTTTGAGCAAGCTAAAGTCTGAAGGTAACGATCCTAAAGAAGTTATTGAGCAATCAATCCTGAGTGGTTACAGTGGTCTGTTTCCAGTCAACAGGGGTAAGCAGTCAAACACAGATCAAAACAGGGCGGTTATAGAAGCATTTAAATTAAAGTTAGATCAACAAGAACAGCAAACACAAGGAGAAACCTATGACCACGAATGAGAAGAAGGAATTTGCTGAATTTATAGCAAGCATATTTGAAGTATACAGCGCAAAGATAACGCCAGCTTCAATCATGATCTGGACAAATATGATGAATAATTACCCTTTCAGCGTTATTAAAGACGCGCTTCTACATCACGTTCAGCATTCTACTTTTGCGCCGAAACCTGCCGATATGATTAATTTCGTAAAGAGTAAGGACGGTAGACCTAGTGCAGACGAGGCATGGGCAATGATTCCACGCAATGAAAGCGTCAGTGCCGTACTCAGTCAGGATATGCTTACCGCTATGGGTGCAGCCCAGCCCTTGCTAGACGAAGGCGATCAAGTTGCAGCTAGGATGGCATTTAAGGAATCTTACAATCGACTTATCGCTGAAGCTCGTAATAACTCTATCCCGGTAGAGTGGTTTCCTAGTCTTGGCGATGACAAGTACGGTAGAGAGGCTGTTGTTAAAGAGGCTGTAAGACTAGGCCGTATATCTGAAGTACACGCACAGAAGCTACTACCTAACATTACAAATTTCACTGAATTGATGAGGTTGTCATGAACTGGCCTGTAGGTTCACAGTACGCAGACCTGACTGGCAAAGGGTCGCTCGTTGGAATCGCTGATGAGATATTTAAGATTACGACACTCAACCTAAAGAAAAAGCAGTCCGAAAGTATGCAGAGAATTATGCGAACGGTCGAGATGCGTGACTACAAACGAGAGAGTAGAGAGCGTCCTACTAAGCGTATGACAGAGGCCATGAAGTCTATCGTTAAGTACATTAAAGCTAATCCCGGTGTAGAACGTGCTGAAATCTTAAAAGTTGTCTTTAACTTTAGCGTCATATCTCCGTCCAGCTTAGGCAGTAATCTTAACTCTCTGATTGCTCAGAAGATAATAACCAGTAACGGTCGCACCACTAAACGTAAATTTTATGTAATAGAGGCAGAAAATGACTGAGACTATCAACATATTCAAAGCCCTAGACTTCATACGCGACAATGCAGAAGCCTATGCTCAGGCAAAAGCTAACCTGCTGTACCTGACAGAGTACCGCAAGACTAAGAAAGCGTTACTCATGATCGAGTCAGACGCAAAGACCGAAAGTGCCAAAGAAAGTTACGCCTATGCACATGATGAATACATTGAACATCTAAAAGCCCTAGCAATGGCCCTACAAGAGTCTGAGAGGCTACGTTGGCTCATGGTGGGGGCAGAGGCCAAGATAGAGGTCTGGAGGTCACTGGAGGCTTCTGCACGACTTGAAATTAAATCGACATCATAGGAGGATATATGCAGCCAGTTTGCGAATGTTGTAATCAAAAGATCAGGAAACTTAATCCACATCGAATGGATAAGCATAAGGTTGAAACCCTAGAGATGATGGGTAAAGCCGCCCTACAAGGTGACGAATGGATACAGGCGCAAGCTGGTAGCGGCATGAAGGTAGGGAACGCAATGCTACGCGCACCTTATCGAGTTCAAGCCCATGTCAGTAGGCTGGTATGGTTTGGGCTTGCAGAGCATGGCTCACACAGATCAGGTAAATACAAAATAACCCCGGAGGGAATAGGCTTCTTGCGTGGACTTGTTAGCGTTCCGGCGATAATCCATTGCAGGGACGGAGTGGTTTATACTCGCTCAGATAGGCAGGTCTTTATTGGGGACGTTAACAACGTCCTTCTGGATAAGAAGTATTGGGACGATTATTGGAAGGTTCAGATTTGAGCAAGAAAAAAGACTACGCCAGAGTAGCTGAGTTTGGCTGTATCTTATGCCGACATCGCGGGGTGTATGATACGCCAGCAGAGCTTCACCATATCAGGAACGGCGGTAAGCGAGAGAATGCACCAGTTATACCGCTATGCCCAGAGCATCACCGGGGTGCTACAGGAGTGCATAATCTAGGTTCTCGCGGCTTTGTTCGAGTGCATGGAATTAGTGAAGAAGAACTATTAAGCGATCTAATCTTTCTAATAGGATAAATATGAATAATAAATTTATGAGGCGTTTTAGCTACCACGAGTGGCTGATGATCGGCATAGCCGTTACTCCGATAGTAGTGATTCTAGTCATAATTGGGTATCTCATAGGACTGATTCTGTGAGCCATACCGCGCTTAAAGTTAAGTCAACTATCTATGACTTACTTAAAACAATAGCTCCTGATAAAAGCCTTGTTTATGAAGATTACTACGGATTTGACGTACTTCTTATCCCAGATGAGGTTATAGATAGAGATGAGCAGCTTGCGGCATTAAGGAAAAAGTACCCTTTTATCGCAGGTATTACGAGAATGCAGCCAAATACAGCTTATAACTGGCACAAAGATACGAACAGGTCAGGTGTTGTTAATATGATGATAGATCATGTAAATAGCCACTGTCTGTTTACACCAGAAGCAGAAGCTAGGGTATCAGAGATTAGTGAGTTAAATTATGAGCCTAAGACATATCATATATTCAATACTCAAGTCGCACACATGGTCGTTAACCTAGAGGGTTACAGATATATGTTTACCCTAGAGTTTGGTGTGCCTGTGACTTATGAGAATCTCTTAGACTTCTTTGAGGTGAAAAATGGCTGAATTGCTACTTTGGTTAACTATGACGGTTTACTTTGAAGGTCGCAGTGAGCCTAGTATTTGTCAGCAAAAAATAGCCAGCGTAGCCTTAAATCGCATGGGGCCAGACGGTGATATAAAGAAGGTTATCTTAGCTCCATACCAGTTTAGCTGGGTTCCTGAGAAGATGACTAATGGTGTACTAAAGCCAGAACATAGACCTAACAAAGAATCGGCAGCATGGTTAAAAGCAGAAGCGTCTGCTAGAACTGCGCTATACTCAGGTGGAGGCTTTCCAGCCACTCATTTCCACGCTATAACAGTCAATCCTAAGTGGGGCAGACCGTTCTATAAAACCTGTGGAAATCATCACTTCTACCTGTGAGGTTTAATATGGCTACACCTGCATGGACGCGAAAAGAAGGTAAATCACCCAGCGGCGGTCTAAACGCCAAAGGTCGTGCATCATACAATGCTGCTAACCCAGATAAGCCCGGTCTAAAACCACCACAGCCACAAGGTGGAGCTAGAAAAAGATCATTCTGCGCGAGAATGGGTGGAGTTGATGGCCCAATGACAGATGAGCAGGGTGATCCTACTCGTCTAGCCCTAGCACTAAGAAAGTGGAAGTGCTAACGATTAAGTCGGCTAGGGAGACATCCTGAAAATGTCTTGCGTGGTCGCGGTCGGGAAACCCGTTTGATCCTCGATAGATAACCGCCTGACTTATTATGACAACACGCTTTTGTATGCAGTGCCAGAAGTCTATTTATGTTCCTGACGGAGATGTTAGCGAATGGAAGCCTGTCTACAACAAGCTGGGAAAAGTGACTAGACGAGTCTGCCCTGCGTGTGCTGCTGGTAGGAAGAAGTTTGATGCTACGGGAGTGTACAAGAAGTAGTTATATCTATTTATATACTAAAACAGGTATAACTACCTAATTAGCGACTGCTCTCTGACCCATTCTTGGAGACTGGTGAGAGTGGTAGAGTTTTCGTGGCAGATACCGTAATTCCTGATGACTGTTTCGAGAGCGTCTGTAGCGGTAACGGCTTGAGCAGTAACGGTTCTCTCATCAGAATCTCTGGTGGTGTCGGGAAGTTCATTGTAGACGGCATTGTTGTGGAGCATCCTCCAACCGCCAGACAAATTAACAGTATCTTGTACATAGATTGGTATCTCCTTTATGATCGTTCTGCTCTTTCCTTGCACAATCTGTACTCTGTCCACATACTTTGTGATCGTTTGATCTGAAACCACAGCCTGTTTGATCCCTGTCTCAATTGAATGGGCTTGCGCCTCGATTGTAGCCTCATAGCAAGACGATACTCCCCAGCGGTGGCCTATGTGTATTCCAAAAGAAAACAATGCAGCAGCGAGCGTTGTACAGATAGCAATTTTACTGCTTAGAGATAGTGCCTGTAATCCAGCCCATATCATGGCGTGAAGGTTCTCTTCCCAGACAACGGTTTACGCGAGGAAAGATGAAGCCAATTTGGAGTTGATGCTGGCTCTTCTCTGTACAAATCATACTTAATTAGCGCGTCAGGCTTTGCATCCAGCCACTTATCTAGGCACTGGTCACGATCCACTATGTCTATTGCCATTCCTAGCTTATGTGCTGACTTTGACGAGCCTGTTGTAGAGGTTGGTAGCCTAAAACCGCCATCACCACCCTTAGAGCCTGAGACTAACGTACCTGTAACCTTATTGATCTCCGGCAATTTACCAGTATCAGTTGTATACGCAGCTAGTAAGTTATTCACCCTGTATAGTAAAGTTAAAGCGTTAAGATTGTATTCATTAGGGTGAGGCTTGTCGCTAAAGTAGTCTTGTAGCGTAATCATTTAATGGCCTCTGAGGTGTAAAACCTGAGAATCATGTTTCCAGCACTAGATATGAATATCATAGTTGAGTAGACAATAGGAGGTACAGGAAAGGTAGTAGCTGCTAGTTGAATCAATCCTAGTATTAAGACTAATAGCCCGTTCAGCCACAGAGTCTTAGACTTGCGCTTCTGCTTCATTTATCTTGCTTCTGGTCGAGCTTCTCAAAAATTCTAGCCAGCATCGCTTCTAATTTATCAAACCTGACTTCCATGTCGTGCTTAAAAGCAGACATATCCTGTTTCCGAACATAGTTAGAAGGGAGACAGATCTCGATATCCTTAACGTCAGACTTTAATCTCTCCACTGCATCCCAAAGTTGACGAGCGAACCAGCCTATTACAGCTAGTGCAGACCCAGCCAACAGATTGATTATCATCTGACCGTCCATTTATACCATCCAAATAATGAGTCCAACGATTAAGATAATGATGAGAACAGTTCTCTTTGAGTTCTTGATAAGGTCGAGCGCATGATCTACTGTGGAGTCAACCTTAATGATCTCCTCGTCTATCTTCTTAACTAGCTTCTTCATTCTGGATCAGCAGGTTTAGGTTTTTCAAGTTGAGGGCCAACCTGAGCCTTAATGTTCTCAAACAAAGTAGCTACATGGGAGTATTGCATATTGCCCAGACCACTAAGTATTACGTTTACTTCAGCAAGGCTTAGTTCTAACTTAATCATTTATATCACCACGGTAAAGGTTGAGCTTCTGGACTAACAGGAGGGTTCAAGATAGAGTTAATCTGTCCTTGAACGCACATCTCCATACTATATACACCATTCTCACCTAGTCCTGACTGTATCCAGCCAATTACTTGATCTTCAGTTAGGTCAGCATAGGGAGTAAATCCACTCCCCTGCTCTAGTACGAACTGAGAGTTACCGCCGATATTAGCAGTAGTCTCTCCGTCTATACCAGTGAGTAGCCACTGAGCGTTAACTACTACGTCAGTCTCTCCATCTACTAATGGCAATGTAGACATACTAAGAACAGACCAAGTGTAAGTTGTTGTCATTTTATTTACCCTCTAGTTGTTTTACTCGTGCTGTTAGTTCGTTGATAGCGTTAATCATTGGTGTAATCAAGTCGGTTATACCAAGTTTCTGCGTACCATCTTCATCCTCTGACCAGCCTGTAAACGTATCTACACCAGCTTTGTCTAGTGCAGCCTTGACGTTCTGAGCAATAAGACCGTGCATTACTAGGTCAGTATCTTGAACATTCTCTTCTGCATAACGTGAGGTAAGTTCTTTTGGTACTTCATTAGATGGCTTCCAACGGAATGTAACTGGCTCTAGGTCATTGATGAAGTCTAGTCCTAAAGTATCCTTGCCGATTACGTTCTTGATACGCTCATCAGATGAGAACGCCCAAGTAGCATTTACAGTGTATGAGTTAGAGATACGGTTAGTACCGTTGCCAATGATTACTGAAGTGTTTACACCTTGCGTGAAGTTTCGACCTATTGCAATACGACCAGTTGCAGCAGCAGCAAGAGTGATGCTGTCACCAAATACTTGATTGAATGAACCCGTTGTTAGCAAGGTTGCTGTGCCATAACCAACTGCTGTGTTGTAATTGCCAGTTGTAATAGCTGATGCAGCACTTGCTCCAAATCCCGAATTAGCTTCACCAATTGTATTAGCTTGCAGCGCACCTGTTCCAACTGC